TTTGTCCCGCTTGTTGTGCCATTTGAACTCTACCAGCGGTAGCCGCAGCTCCTCTTCCCTCGGCTTCAGCACCTGCCCGTAAGGCTTGTTCTCCTGAGCTCAGTAGCGCTTCTCGTTCTCGCTCATACGTTTCTTTAGGAAGAGAAATTCCTTTTAAGTAATTCGTTTCCAGTATTTTTTCTGCTGCTTCCATTGACTTTGCCGCTTCGTCTTCAGCTTTTCTTCTAAGTTTTCCTTGTTTACTAGCTTGAGCAAAAGACATTCCTGTTCCTGCCGCTGCTATTATTGTACCTGCTATAGCAAATCCTACTCCTGCCATGATTTTTTTATTTTATTAATAGTTTTTTTTGGCAAATCTTTATAGTCATTAGTATAAACATCAGCCTCTGCTTGTTCAAAATTTTTTGCTTTAGTTTTATATACACAAGACCAATCTGTATCTTCATGTATATAGAGAACTCTTTGCGCTCCCGCCTTTGTAAATATTGTTTTAGGAGCCTCTATGGTGTTAACCTCTCCATCATCCCCCAAGTAAGAAACCTTACCTCGAAGTAAAAAAGACGGATGGTTTTGTTTATGAATCATACTTACTACAAACGAACCTTTAGGCATAAAAACTTCACGAGTGTATAAGCCTCCTTCAATGTGTTGTTTCAAAGGGAAAAGCTCTTGCATCTCTTTGGACTGAACATCTCCAGATTTGTGTGTTACAACACCTTGCAACTGTTCTAATCGCTTAGAAAACTCTGCAATCTTTTCCCACATCATACCTCTATAGGTGGTAATGTTGCTTATTATTTCTACAGGTAAAGCTTCTACACTCATTTAACCACAAAGATACTAATTTTAGGGATAGCTTTTCATTACTTGTGACTCTACTGCAAATAATTCAGTAGGCGTACTGTCTGTGTTTGTTATTGTGAACTCACAGTAATGACCTAGCACTCCATTAGATTCTGCTTCTTGGTTTTTAATATACATTATAAACCCGTCTTGTATAGGCAATGCAACAGCTCCGCTGATGCTATTGTCTATAACTATATTGTTGATTCCGTTCTGTAAATCTATATTTATTGAGGTAACCTTGCCAACCATTTCTATAGCGCTGTACGGAGGTGGAGCGTAATATATAATGTCGCCAACACTTAAACCACTTCCTATCTCTATGAGTGGATTAGTAGAAAAGTTTATAGTTGTGCTAGTCCCGCCAGTAGCTACAGAAGAACTTCTTCCTATACCACTTGCAGAGCGCATAACATATTCATCTGAACCAGCTGGTTGCGTACCATTGTTTCTTACAAAAGCAAACCACGCTCCTTCTTTTTTCTCAAAGTAAGTGCTATCTATACTAGCTCCAGTCTGTATATCACTGTCTAATGTTATACTCCAGGTAGCATCCGATTCTAAATTTATGGTTTTAAATAATTTATTCTCTAAAGGCATTTCATTAAATACGCTCGTAACGGTAGAGTTATACTGTACGTTATAATAATTGTTTCGTAAAGAGTTAGTGTTGTGTCTGTATAAATTACCAGCCTTTAACGAATAGAAATAGTTGTTCATTCCAATCATCCAGTCAGCAAAGTAAGAGTAGAATGAGGGCCACCCCTTAACACTATCGCTATAGCTTAAAGTATATTGTTTATCTGGGTCTCCCTGCGGAGGTATTACTGGAGGCTGTAAGTTTGGACAAGTTACATTATCAAACTGTAGGTTGTTTTGACCACCCATATATCCGTGATAGTAACACTCATAGCTAGTAGTACCATAATCTCCAGTTGCGGTTATAGTTACATCTCCATAAAAATACTCATAGGTATTTCCATCGAGCCCTGTTTTCAATCCTGCGCTCGTAGTTCCTGTATAGCTTATCTGACCTGTTTTACCAAAGTTGTGTATGGCAATAGGATGTGTTGAAGGAACTCCTGTCAATACAAAAACACCAGTTCCTGTTCCATACAATCCATAGTTACCTCCGAACACATAAGAGTTAATAGTTCCAATAGACTGAAAAGTCACAGCATTTGTACCACTCAAACAATAATCCGGAGTGGTTGGTATAGGAGTTGGTGTGGGCGTGGGTGTAGGTGTGGGCGTAGGAGTTGGCGTAGGAGTTGGCGTGGGCGTAGGCGCTGGTCCTGAACATATATTATAACCCGAGCAATCGTATTTATGAGTAACTACACCATTGTTTGCTAACAATAAAGACCCTGTTCCAGTTGCTGGCGTTGAGCCAGGTGTAGCTATATAAAACTGATTGCTACCACTAAAAGGAGTATTTAGATTTGCATCTAACCAAAAGTGTTGTGTGCCGCAAGATATACTTGCATAATCTTGTACGTCGGAGTATACTGTTACGGGAGCATTAACACAAACTGTTGGCTTCACAAACGAACCATTTCCCTGAACCGCATTAAACTGCCAAGCATATGAAGTTACCGGCCCTGGAGTCGGTGTGGGGGCTGTACATTGAGAACAGCCATTTAAACCATAATAAGAACTATATGCTACTTGTTGACCGCTATTTCTTTGAGCCGTTACTTGCCAGCAATAACCATATATAGAATATACATCCAAAAGAGTTAGCTGAGGATTCCCTGGAAACGTCCAGTCGTTTTTTACACTAGAGTCATCACAGCGAGTAAATTCATAATAAAAAGACATATGGTTTTATTTAACTACAAATTTACGAATTTAAAACATACTTGTTTTATTACAACTGAGCAAGCCATTTTTTTGCTTGGCTATAAAATAGATTATCTGGAAAAGTATTTACATCTAAATTAAGAATCTTATGTTTATCAAAAATAGGGTCGCAACTATAATGAGCTATATAATGATTGTCCGTTAATTTATTTACGTTAGGGTAGTAACAATTATCTGTATTTATCATTTTTATTCTATTATTGTGACAAGCAATGTTTAAACCATGCATTGCGCACCACCAAGAATGTTGATTGCCTTTTTCTTTCTCAGTAACTAACTTAGAGTATAGAATAACCTCATCTATTATTTTCTTAATAGTTTTAACTCTTCCTATAACATTAAAGCCACCGTTCATATAACCTTCGTCATTATGAGTAAGATAATCACTTATAACTCTTCTGTGCTGACTATCAGTATTAGATATATGCATATGCCAGTTTTCATATGTTGAATCTGCTATAACAATATCATAGTTTATGTGGTCGTAAATAGAAGGATGTTTCTTTAAATGAACCAAGTCTGCATCTATTATTTCAACAACCTCATCATCGGGTAAATTTTCTACTATTTGTTTTGCGGCTGTAAATACGTTGATAGGAATATGCCATTGTTTATCGCTTTTAATATAGTCGTATACTGAATCAACCATTTTATATGGCAGCTTCATATCCCAACTTACATCCTCTACCTTATCCTCGTTAAAATTATTATATTTTATTATAGGGATGATGGTTTTATTTTTAGCATCATCCTTATAAATTTGTAAATGTTGATATTTAAAAAATAGTATTTGAGGCCTAAAGTATTCTACGGCAACTGCTACTGGAATAGTTATCATACTAATTTATAATGAACAAAAAAGTTCCTGTAGTATGTGCCTTGAAAATTTTCTAGCCTTCCGTGAGGACAAATAGCAGATTCATATAATATCATATCACCTGGCTCTAGGTATACTTTATACCACTCTCCATCGTGACCTTTTATATCTAAAGGCCAATCGTCTCCGTTATCTTTATGCTGACATCCGCATCTTAAATCTTTATCTACAAGAATGATAGATGACACATGATGTGTTTCCATTCTATCCGTATGTTCAGCTAAGCTAGACCCTCTTAAATAAGACCTTATTCCGTACATTGCTGATGGCTCGATATTTACACCGGCAAAGTCTCTATGTGTAGGCAGGAGCTGCTTGTGTATTAAATTTCTTATATTAGGTATATGGTCGTAGGATATAAGCTCACTATCTCCTTTTATAAATTCTTGCTTACCCTCAAATATTTCTGGTTCGGCTTTGTGTTTTAAAAGGCTATAACTATCCTGTATTAAACTCCATATATCCTCTGGAACTTTTACAACATCAAATCCTTTTTCAGTTAATTGAGATAATTGCGGTCTACTTTCTACTCTTTGTATTTTTTGCGACTGTGGCTTACCCTCTCTCCACCAAGATGTAATAATATATTTTTTACCGCTAGTAACAGGCATCCCCTCGTGTAATGTATTTTCTTGAGTTCTACCATTTATCATATTTTGCCAGGTAACTGCCTTTCCTTTCTTTGGCTGTAATACAGTATTCATTCTAGGAAAGTTAGTGCCTCCACCTTCAAAGCCATCATTAAGATAAATCATCAAAGTGTGTGTCCTATTGCCCTTTTCTAAACAATGCTTGTCATATGCTACTCCAGTAAAAAAATCATGATGTGGTTTAAAATATTGTCCAGGCTCGTAGAGTTGCCCTTGAAGGTTTTCTCCGTTTGAAATATCTAGTCCTAAATATTTGGATATTTTCTCATGTATGCTTTTTACTAAAGGATTAGAATGGTCTAAATTAGATGTGCTAGACGTTCTGCTTTTATCTTGTACGCTAAACTCATCTCCTTGAGAAACAACAGTGGAGGGGACATGGTTTTTATTTATCAACTCAATCAAACCATCGCACTCCTCTTGTGTTAAAAAGTCGTGTATTTCTTTCATTTAATTTAATTTAAGCACAAGGTACTAAATTATTTGCATTTTTAAGTTTAGCAGTTAGAGCAAAATGTCGTAAATGCAGTTCCATCCCAAAATCTATATTCTCCTGGAAAACCAAAAGTTGTGTAGTTTCCGCTCGGAGCTAACTGCGTACAAAAAGTATCAGTATATAATTGAGTTGCCGTACAGAAATTACT